AATGTTTGGCAATGGCCCAGTGGATGTTGTTATTAACACACAGAGCATAGCAGCCGTGTTGAATCCAATCTTTGGAGTTGCCAACACTCCGGTTACCGTGGGTATTTTGGGTAACGGTACATCGGTGATGATCTACGAAGACATCTTCGGGCAATCATCTTATACGATGGAGATATCAACAGCGTTCGATGCCGACATGGTTAGTGACGACCGACCTTTGTTGATTGGTAAGATCGAAGGAAACAAAGATGAGATCACCTACGAGGTTGATATTGTGGTCGACATTGATAACAGAAAGTACGAACTCTGGAAGATTCAATCCAACAAAATGTATCTCGAATCTGTGAAGCGCGGCCGTTTAATGCAGACGTTTGAGCTTGGAACTGAAATCAAGGACGAGTTTGAATTGGTTGAGAATCCAACAGAGTTCTACAAAACAACAAGAACCGTCGTGTTCAGGAAGTACGGCGCATCCACAATTAACTTGAAGATAAATATAGCTAAAGGGTATAGGTTCAGCAAGAACGAGGTTAACACCAAACGACTCGTGGAGCGCGAGATTGACCGGGCTATACTTGACACCTATGCACTTTACGAATTGGAGTTTGAATAATGGCAGTAACAAATAGAGAAGAACTAAAACAATATGCACTTAGAGCTCTCGGCCATCCTTTGGTTGATATCGACATCACCGAAGAACAGATGGATGACAGAGTCGACGAGGCAATTTCATTCTTCCAAGAATACTATTTCGACGGTGTGCAGAAGATGTATCTCAAACATCAAATCACATCCACCGATCTAACGAACCAGTATATTACAATCCCTGATCATATCTGGGGTATTACTAAAATCTTCCCTGTCAACAATACAAATGCGACTGATCTCAACATCTTCGATTTGCAGTATCAGTTGAGAATGAACGACCTACGAGACCTTACTAGCACTTCTCTTGTCTATTACCAACAGGTAATGAGCCATTTGGCTTTGATCGACAACTTGCTAACAAAGGGCAAGCAGATTAGATGGAACAGAAACACAGACAAACTGTACATTGATGCCAACTGGGCCGCATCGTTTATCGAGGGTACTTGGTTGTTGATCGAGTGTTATGCGGCATTGGATCCAAACGAATCTCCAAAGTTCTGGAACAACCGACTGTTCAAAGAATACGTGACCGCGATGTTCAAGAAGCAATGGGCCGCTCCACTCAAGAAGTATTCCAATATCACCCTTCCGGGTGGATTAACCGTAAGTGGTCAAGAACTGTACGACGAGGCTATCTCTGAGATCAAGGAAATCGAAGAGGATATCATCGGAAACGGCGCACCGTTGGAATGGATTCTTGGATGAACACAGTACCATATTTTTACATAATAGAACACATTTCGACAAAAAGAAGGTACGCCGGTATTCGAACTGCGTCGGGGTGTCGTCCATCAGAACTATTGGAATTGGATGGATACCATACTAGCTCATCCAGAGTCCGAAGAATTATAAAAAAAGAAGGTGTTAACTCGTTCAAAATAATCCAAATTTTAGAAATGGCAAACCCTCTTAATTATGAGACTGAATTTTTAAAAGAAAATAATTGCGCCAAATCCAATATGTGGCTAAACATGCATGACAACAATGGGATATCAGCTTCATTTGGTTCACCGACATTCAAAGAAAATATGTTAGAAAAATATGGTGTGGATAATATCATGTTGTTACCAAACCAAAAAGCACGAGCATCAAAAGCTGCCAAGGAGTGGGCAGCTAAAAACCCCGAAAAAGTTAAAGAACATACAGAAAAAGTAATACAATGGGCGTCTGGTAACCCAGAAAAGACTAAGATGCGGGCTGTCAAAATAGCAGCTGCTAAGAGAGAAAACAACACAACGGGGAAGGGCACTAAGCGCCCACATTACACAAACAACGGAAAGACTGGTAAACACGTAAGATCTAAAGACACTTGTAAGAAAATATCTGATTCTCAAAAAACAAAATCGATATTTGTTAAAAACAATCCAATGAACGACCCAGAAAAAAGAAAACTCGTATCGTTAAGTAAAAAAGGATTGAAACGTGTATATAGAGAAGACGGAACTTTTTATATGTCGAGAGATACATCATGTCTAATCTAAGATTGCACCCAAGTAGATTCGGTAATCAGAATCTACTGATGGAAAAACTGATTACAGAGGCAATAGATATTCACTCTGTTGAGATGATGTACATCCCTCGGAGACTGGTTGCCGAGGACAAAATCCTCGGAGAAGATCGTCTCAGCGAATTCAAAACTGCCTACCCAATCAATGTCTATCTAGAGAACGTCGACGGGTTTGAAGGCCAACAAGCATTTGCATCCAAGTTTGGTTTGCAGATGGAACAGTCGGCAACACTGCAGGTGGCCCGTCGCCGTTGGGATCAAATGGTTGGTAAGTTTGGAGACACAATCATTCCTTCTAGACCATGTGAAGGCGACTTGATGTATTTCCCAATGACTGGTGGATTGTTCGAGATCCTACACGTCGTGCATCAACAGCCATTCTATCAGCTTGGTCAGCTTTACGTCTACAAGCTCACCGTCGAATTGTTCCGTTACGCAAGCGAGCGTATTGATACCGGTGTCGAAGACATCGATGGGTTTGTTGGTCTTAAGAGTACCGACATCACAATCAATCCTGTTGTGGACGATACAGGTGTTGGCGAAAATGCCGAGTTCTTGGATAAGAAAGACGATTTTGTCTTTGATACCAACAATCCATTTGGAGATGTTTAATGTTTGAACTGCCACACTACCACCAAACAATCAAGAAGATGGTTATTTCTTTTGGTGCCCTATTCTCAAAGGTCAAGGTAATTAGGCACGACAATCTGGGGAATCTAATCCAGACTGTTGCTGTGCCAATTGCTTATGGACCAAAGGAAAAGATCTTTGTCAAGTTAAGACAAGACCCAGATCATACAAATCACATTTACACCATTCTCCCAAGGATGGCATTTGAGATTACAAACTATTCTTATGCACCCAATAGGGCTGTCAACAAACAGAACCAGATTAGATGCTACAAAGATGGCACTATGACGGGTGTCTACTCACCTGCACCATACGACTTGTCGATTCAACTTTCGGTCCTCACAAAGGGCGCTGAGGATGGTTTTGCTATCATAGAGCAAATTCTGCCTCTTTTCAAGCCAGATTATACACTGACAATCGACCCTCTTCCAGGATTAGAGATTCGGCAGGACATTCCAATTGCATTGAATAGTGTTAGCTTGATGGACGACTACGAAGGAGACTTCTCCACTCGTCGTTTTGTGACACACACATTGGATTTCACTGCCCATATCAATTTGTATGGTCCGATTCAAACTTCTGGTGTTATCACAAGAACCGAAACAGATGTGGATGGATTTGCTACCCATATCTCAGAGGGTAATCTTGCAACCGGCGAACTTACAGCAGACTTCTGGATGGAAAATGAGTAATGTATCTTATAAGGGAAACCCCTTAATTTTCGGCGCGGGTACTCGCAAAGAGTTCACCCTCGATCAAGCAATGGAATACGCAAAGTGTGAAAACGACCCAGTGTATTTCATTGAAAAGTATGTGAAGATCATCACAATTGATCATGGTCTTCAACCAATGATCTTGTACCCGTTCCAAAAACAGATTGTACAGGAAATCACAAAGTCAAACAGTTTGATTTCCGCTTGTGCTCGCCAGCTTGGAAAGACCACGGTAATGGCCGCGCTGTTCTGCCATTACATCATTTTCAATGAGGGTAAGACGTGTGCTATCCTTGCTAACAAGGCATCAACCTCAAGGGAAATTTTGAGTCGCGTTAAGCGCGCATATGAGCATCTTCCCAACTGGATTAAGCATGGTGTGTGTGAGTGGAACAAGGGAACAATCCTTCTCGACAACGATAGCGGCGTGATGGCAGCATCAACGTCCTCAAGCGCAATCCGGGGTTTCTCGATCAACTTTCTATTCTTGGACGAATTCGCTTTCGTTCCTAACAACATCGCAGAAGAGTTCTTTACGTCGGTTTACCCAACCATTTCCGGTGGTCAAACATCTAAGCTTGTGATGATTTCCACGCCAAACGGTATGAATCACTTCTACAAGTTTTGGATGGAAGCAATCGACGGGACAAACGGGTTCGCGCACGTTAAGGCTGTGTGGAGTGACATCCCATCCAGAACTAAGAAATGGGCAGAGAACCAACGGAAAATTCTAGGGGATGTGAAATTCTCGCAGGAAATGGAAGTTGAATTTATTGGTGCGTCCAATACTCTGATATCAGGTATCAAGTTGAAGTCGATACCGACAATACGGCCAGTCTACAAGTCCGAGACGATGTCTGTGTTTGAGCGCCCACAGATCAACAAATCTTATGTCATGACTGTCGACGTGGCTCGAGGCGTAGGTTTAGATTATAGTGCATTTGTTGTTGTTGATGTCACACAGATTCCCTATCGTGTTGTCGCGAAGTATAGGGATAACAAAATCAGCACAACGCTGTTCCCTGGACTGGTTTTCAAGGTAGCTGTGGAATACAACAATGCCTCTGTCCTCATTGAGACCAACGATATGGGTGAGAGTGTTGCTAATGCGCTGTTCTTTGATTACGAATACGAACTGACGCTGATGGCAAAGGGCGACAAGATTTCATCATGGGGTGGTCAAGGCACAAGACCCGGAGTTAAGACCACCAAAAAGTCAAAGCGTATTGGATGTGACGCTTTGAAACAGATTGTCGAAGGCGATAAGATCGACATCAATGACGTAGATATTCTGTACGAATTAAGCAACTTCGTGGCAAAGGGTGATTCTTATGCAGCGGACAACGGCAACGATGACTTGGTAATGTGTTTGGTTCTTCTTGGATACCTAACAACACAACCTAGTATGCAGGATATTTCGGCAATCTCCCTAAAAGAGAAAATTATCGAAGAGAGAATGCGTATGGCGGAAGAAGAAATGATTCCTGTTGGTTTCATTACAGATGGATCAGAAATACATGACGATATTAAATTTAACTTCTGATTCCAAAAAACTCAATTCCATAAATAACATGTAACCGACAAAGGTCAATTTTAAGAAAGAACAAACATGGCTATTCAACTATCACCATCAGTTGTTGTAAGAGAAATCGATCTGACGAACGTCGTTCCAGCAGTGTCCACCTCTATTGGTGCAGCAGTTATTGAAGCTGCATGGGGACCTGTTATGGATGTAACGACTGTTGACTCAGAAAACGTTCTCGTACAGCGATTTGGTAAACCAAACGATTTCAACGCAGCTAACTGGTTCACGGCTGCTAACTTCTTGGCTTACTCAAACAACAGCGTTATCGTTAGATCTAACACAACCAACCAAAGAAACGCAGTTTCCAAGTTGACTGGTTCGGTTAACACTGTAACAATCAACAACGGCGGCGCAGGCTACGATCAAGGTTCGACCTCGGTTGTTATTGCTGCACCAAACACTATTGCTAGCTCGATCGCATCGATTCCGATGGTTTCGGGTGGTACTGGATACACACAAGGTTCAACAACCGTTGTGATCCCAGCTCCAGCAGGCGTGGGTGGTATCCAAGCAACAGCTACAGCAGTTGTTGACGGCGCAGGAGCAATCGTTCAAGTTATCATCACCAACCCTGGTTCGGGATACTTGACTGTTCCTACCGTTACAATCACAGGTACAAACACAACTCCAGCAGTTGTTGGTGTTGTGCAACTGATTGATGG